TTACTAAGGTTAAAGAGCGATGAAATACAGCTAAAGGCTAAAGAAGAAGAGAGAAAACGCGAAGAAGGCGAAACTAAGGCTGAAATGGACGCACTAAAAATGTTACAAAACAGACAAATTGCAGAAGATAAACTTGAGCAAGATGATGAACATGCTAAGCTTAGAGCATCAGTATCACTTGCAAAAGATGGTATAAAACAGATGCAAGCAACGATTAAAGAAGGTAACTAATGGCTTACGGTGATCACAGAGAAGGTCAAAAAGGAATGAAAGCTACAGATGTTAGTAGTGGCCCTTCTAGCCCGGGTAAAGGTCCAGATAATAACGATCCTTTTTCTACAGCATATACAGATTTACCATATAAACCTTCTTTTTTAGACAACTTAAAAACTGATTTTAAAGACACTTTTAATCTTAAAAACCTTGCAGGTTTTGGGGTTGAAAAGGGAATACAAAGTTTAATGTCTAACCACCCTGGAATATATGGTACATTTGGTTTAATAAGAGGGATACCTGCAATTGCGAAAATGTTTGGTCTTGAAGTATCACCAGGTGAAATGACCCAAGAGGACATGGATAAGGCAGCTAAACAAGACAGACCTATAGTTAACGAACCATCACAACCTGGTTTTTCTTACGAAGATCCTTTGTTAATGCAAAGATATCAAGCTTACTTACAAGCTGGTTACCCACCTGAATTGGCAGACTATCTTGTAAACACGTTAACTTAATAATGAAAAAAGACGCTAAAATCAGTAAGGTAATGCGTGAATATAAATCAGGAAAACTTAAATCTGGTAAAAGTAAGAAAAAAGTGGTAAACAAAAAACAAGCTATAGCTATCGCGCTCAGCGAAGCAGGTGTAAAAAAGAAAAAAAGGAGGTCATCATGATCGAATCTTTAAAAGAAAAAGTTATGGATAAGTGGGAAGAAATGGGCTGGAGAACAAAACTCATTGCAGCCGCTATCATCGTAGCAGTAATAATCACAATCATAAAATAATTAATGGGACCATTACTCTCACTTCTACCTACAGTTTTAAAAACTGGCGCTCAGATATTCGCGAATAAACAAAAGGCGAAGATATTAATGTCAGACGCAGAACTATTACACGCGAGCAAGATGGCGAACGGGGAAGTGGAGTACCAACAGGCGGTAAGACAATCAAACGACAAAGGATGGAAAGACGAATTTGTCCTTATCCTCGTGAGCGCGCCTGTGATTTTATTGATATGGAGTGTCTTTAGTGACGACCCATTAATCCAGGAAAAATTGCACATGTTCTTTGAGCAGTTTAACAATCTGCCTTTTTGGTACCAGACGCTATTTGTAGGCGTCGTCGCTAGTATATACGGCCTCAAGGGAGCCGATATTTTCAAGAAAAAGTAAGGGGGACTTACATGGGGGAAGATAAAACGTGTGATTGCCACACGGAAGAAAAAGTACGTTCGGGGGAATGCTGTAAACAAAAAGCCAATCCTCTTGATGAGTTTTGGCATAAACTAGGAGACAAGTATAAAAAATATGTCAGAAGCTATAGACCCAATAAACGTAATATATAAAACTCAAAGACTACTTGATGAGTTAATAGACAACAACGCTAACGTCTTAATAGGTGGTGGTGTTGACAACATGGAGAAATACAACTATATTCTCGGTAAGATTCACACGTTGGATCAAATTAAACAGGAACTCTCTAACCTGCTAAACCCTAAGGAGCCAGAACCAGATGACGAAACAAACATCACACGCATTAGAAGATAAATATAACGCTGAAGAAGTTTCAAAACAAACAGCAGAACAAAAAGCAAAAGAAGAACCTTCCAAAACAAATTTAAATAAATTACCTAACCCTACAGGTTGGCGTATTTTAGTTATGCCGTTTCAAGTTAAAGAAGAAACAGCAGGTGGAATTATTATAGCACAAGAAACATTAGATAGAGCGCGAGCAGCGGTCCAAGTTGGATACGTATTGAAGATGGGTCCGCTTTGTTATGAGGATAAAGAGAAGTATCCTACAGGAGCTTGGTGCGCGGAAAAAGATTGGGTGATATTTGCACGATATGCAGGATCACGCATGGGAATTGATGGTGGTGAGATAAGAATGTTAAACGATGATGAGATTTTAGGAACGATTGACGATCCTATGGATCTTATTCACGCAATGTAATCATAGGAGGATTAACTATGCAAGACGACGAAAAGATAATAGACGTTGGCGAAGCTGACGAACAAGAAACAGAAATTGATTTAGAAGCAGCACCGGTTGAAGAGACACCAGCCGAAGAAGTAGTTGTTGAAGAAACAAAAGAAGAAACACCTGTTGAAGAAAAACCAAAAGACGAACTTGGTGAATATTCTGATGGTGTGCAAAAAAGAATAGCTAAGTTAACACGTAAAATGCGTGAAGCTGAAAGGCAAAAAGAAGAAGCTATTATTTTTGCAAAAACTCAAAAAGAAGAAGCTGAAAAAATAAGAAATAAATATAAAAGTTTAGATTCTTCTTATACTCAAGAGTTTGAGAAAAGAGTTACAACTAACATTGACGCTGTAAAGAGTAAATTAGCAAACGCTATTAATGCAGGGGATATTGAAGCACAAGTTGCTGCGCAAACAGAACTTGCACAATTGACCATGGATTCAACAAGACTTGCTAAAATTAAAGAATTACAAGAAACACCTGTGCCAGAACCAACAGAAACAAAGGTTCCTACACAGCCTAACACACCACCGGTTGACCCTAGGGCAGACCAATGGGCGACTAAAAATCCGTGGTTTGGTAGTGATAATGCAATGACTTACACAGCTTTTGACATACATAAAAAGCTTGTGGAAGAAGAAGGATTTGACCCACAATCAGATGAATATTATTCTGAGGTTGACAAGCGAATAAGACTTGAATTCCCACACAAATTTGATAATGTGGAGTCATCTACACCATCTGCGCCAACGCAGAATGTAGCAAGTGCCCGACGTCCGGCCGCAAAGGGACGCAGAAAAACTGTGAAACTCACACCTTCACAGGTAGCAATTTCTAAAAGATTAGGTGTGCCACTCGAAGAGTATGCGAAACAATTAGCCGCGAAGGAGGTATAAGCATATGACTAAAAAAGATACAGAAAAGAAAACTGTTAAAACTTCCCGCGTGAGTCAAACTAGAGCTAAAACTGAAAAGCCTAAAGTTTGGTCTCCACCATCATCACTAGATGCACCGCCTGCGCCAGACGGTTATAGACACAGATGGATAAGAACCGAAAGCATGGGTTTTGACGATAGTCAGAACATGTTCGGTAAATTAAGGTCCGGATGGGAATTGGTAAGATCCGATGAATATCCAGATCATGATTATCCAAGTATCAATGACGGTAAATACGCAGGAGTGATTGGGGTTGGTGGCCTTGTGCTGGCAAGGATAACCGAAGAGCTCGCAAAGTCACGTGAACAATATTTTGCACAACAAAATGCTGATCGCAATGAAGCTTTAGAAAACGATGTCTTAAAGGAACAGCATCCAAGCATGCCGATTAATCAAGATAGGCAGGCTCGTGTAACTTTTGGTGGTTCAAAGAAAGACTAATTATTTAGTAATTCCTACCCATCGATTTAACTTAATTTCCTTAAGGAGGAATATAACATGGCAAATAAAGACGCAGCCTTCGGTGTAAGACCCGTAGGAAAAGTCGGTCAAAATGCTGATAACGGTGGTTTATCCGAACATATTATTACTGCATCAGCAACAGCTATTTTCCAAAATGATCTCGTGAAAATGAAATCAGATGGTTCAATAGAAGTTGCAGCGGCAGGAGGTAATGTTGTGGGATCACTCAACGGTGTTTTTTTTACTGACGCATCAACAAGCAAGCCTACTTTTGCAAATCATCTGAAGGGTAGTAATACCGCTACAGATATAAAGGGGTTTGTATACGACGATCCTTATCAAAGGTTCGAAATTCAATCAAATAATACCGCAGCTTCTGCTCTTACGGATATCAACAACGCAGCTGATATTGAGTACGCGGCAGGCGCAGCACCGAACTTCATCTCGAAATCGGAATTAAATGATTCAACTCTAGCAGCGGGAGCAGCTACATTAAAAATTCACGGTCTTTCAAATGATCCTGAAAATAATGATGTAGGTAATGCAAACGTTAACTGGATTGTTTCTATAAACGAGCACGAGTATGGAAAAGGTGTAGCTGGTATCTAATAATAGCATTTAGGAGGACATAAAAAATGGCTATATCAAGACAACAACTAGCAAAAGAGCTAGAGCCAGGTCTAAATGCATTATTTGGACTTGAGTACAAAAACTACGAAAATCAACACACGGAGATTTTCGACACTGAATCAAGTGACAGAGCTTTTGAAGAAGAAGTAATGTTATCTGGATTCGCTAACGCATCAGTTAAGTCGGAAGGTGCTGCAGTAACTTTTGATTCTGCTAACGAGACTTTCACTGCACGTTACACTCACGAGACAATTGCTCTCGCTTTTTCTCTTACAGAAGAAGCTATTGAGGATAACCTGTATGATAGTATCGCTAAGCGTTATACAAAAGCACTAGCAAGATCTATGGCTAACACGAAGCAAATCAAAGCAGCAAACGTTTTAAACAACGCTTTTGATTCTAACTTTAAAGGTGGGGATAACGTAGAACTTTGTTCTTTAGCACACCCAACTATTTCTGGAACTTTCAGAAATGAGTTATTAACTGCTGCTGACCTTAACGAAACATCTTTAGAGCAGTCATTAATTGACATTGCTGCTTTCATCGATGAGCGTGGGTTAAAAATTGCAGCTAAAGGAGTAAAAATGATTATTCCTTCAGCTTTACAATTTACTGCTGAAAGACTGATGAAGAGCGCAAATAGAGTAGGAACTGCTGATAACGATATCAATGCGATAGCGTCTAAAGGCATGATCCCTCAAGGTTATGTAGTGAACAACTACCTAACTGATACAGATGCTTTCTTTATCAAAACTGATGTTCCTAATGGATTGAAAATGTTCCAAAGAGCGGCTTTAAAAACTGCTATGGAAGGC